TTGCTTTGTCTGATGGTACAGAGATCAACGTAGGTGAAGTGGTTTCCACGGACTTGCAAGAGCGCATCAAAGTTATTACCAGCGGTGGTGCAGGAGGTGGTGGTGGTAGCGGAACAGTCACAAGTGTCGCAACTGGCACAGGTTTATCAGGTGGCCCAATTACCACAACTGGAACTATTGCTTTGGCAAACACTGCTGTAACAGCAGGAAGCTACACATTAGCTAGCATTACTGTTGATGCTCAAGGTAGGCTTACATCTGCTGCAAACGGCAGTGCTGGCAGTGGCACAGTTACCAGTGTTGCTCTTTCTGGTGGCACAACTGGACTGACTGTAACTGGCAGTCCTATCACCACATCAGGAACAATCACACTGGCAGGAACATTGGCAGTTGCAAATGGTGGTACAGGTACTGCTACTCCTAGCATCGTTGCTGGAACAAATATTACAGTATCTGGCACTTTCCCAAATCAAACCATTAACTCAACTTCTAGCGGTGATGTAGTTGGGCCAGCATCTTCTACTGACAATGCAATCACAAGATTTGATAGCACCACAGGCAAGCTAATCCAAAACAGCTTGGTTACAGTCTCTGACACTGGTGCAATTACAGCGCCACAAGTCGGGTCGGTTATTCCCTTCTACTATGCTGACCAAACAGGTTTTCCTTCTGCCTCAACTTATCATGGTGCATTGGCTCACTCTCATACTGATGCTGCAATGTACTTTGCTCACGGCGGTGTGTGGAATAGATTGTTGGATGAAGGCACAGACGTTACTGTGGCGCAGGGCGGTACGGGTCTTTCTACTCTGACAGCCAACAACGTGATTCTTGGTAACGGCACTTCAACACCTTTGTTTGTTGCGCCAAGCACATCTGGTAACGTACTAACAAGTAATGGTACAACATGGGCAAGTACTGCTCCTGCGGCTGGTGGCATTACCTACACAGTCACGAAAACAGCTAACTACACAGCCGTAAAAAATGATGGTGTACTGACCAACACAACTGCTGGCGCATTCACTGTTACCTTGCCAGCATCTCCATCCAACGGCGATCAAGTAATTGTTGCTGATGCTGCTGGTACTTGGGGAACAAACAATTTAACTGTTGGCAGAAATGGCAACAACATTGCTGATTTGGCGCAGGACTTGGTTTGCGACATTAGCGGAACGTCTGTTCAGTTTGTTTACAACAGTTCTGGTACAGCTTCATGGGAAGTTTATGCACAGGTAGGTGGTAATGGCGGTACAGCAGTCACCTTGGATGGTGTTCAAACACTGACTAACAAGACGCTTACTGCGCCAACCATTGCATCAGCCAATCTAACAACAGCATTAACTTTAGCTGGTGCAGCAGGAACTAATGGACAGGATTTGACAAGTGCTGGATCGGGATTGCCAACTTGGACTACAGTTTCTGCTGGATTTACTCTTGGAACTCCAGTAGCTACAACATCTGGCACTGCAATTGACATTACTGGAATTCCTGCTGGAGTCAAGATTATTAATGTTTTATTTAAAGGCGTATCCACGAATGGGACAGCAAACAAACGTCTATTGATAGGGGATTCAGGCGGGATAGAAACAACCAATTATTTTAGCAATGGTTCAAGAATTGTAAATACCACTGTTGCATCTGAAGGAGTCGGCGATTCTTTTTTAATTAAATCAAACAATGCAACCGAGGCTTTGCACGGTTGCATACAGATAATTCTTGAAAACGCATCCACAAATTCGTGGAGTGCTGGTGGGGTGCTGGCTGATATTGCAAATTCAAACAACTGCTTTATAACATCGGGTGGAAAATCACTCTCTGGTGTGTTGGATAGGATTAGGCTCACTGCTGATGGTGTTGACACTTTTGACGCTGGTGAAATCAACATTTCTTACCTATAAGGATTATCATGCACACCACAACAGTAAATTTAAGCACTGGCGAGGTAACTCAGATTCCCTACACATCTGAAGAACAAGCCGAATACGATACAAAAAAAGCCGCATTGGATGCTGGTGCAGACAGCCGCAAGGCAGCAGAAGTTAGATTGGAGCGTAACGCCAAATTAACTGCAACTGATTGGACTCAGACTGTTGATGCACCGCAATCGACTAAAGATAAATATGCGCCGTATCGTCAAGCATTAAGGGATGTACCAACACAAAGCGGTTTTCCAAACACTGTTGTTTGGCCTACAGAATTGGAGTAACTCATGGCAACCCTATCATCAATCATTACCCCAACAAACATTGTTACTGCGGCAAGCACAACTACGCTGACAAACAAGACAATTGCTTTTGGTAGCAACACCTTGTCTGATGTGGCAAGTCTGTCTACAGCCCAAACTTTCACAGGCACAAAGACATTTGCTGGCTCATCATCTGTGCTAGCAGAAATTCTGAGTAACGCAGCAGAGGTAGCCACTGTAGAAGCAACAGCAGCAACAGGCACGATCAACTACGATGTCACCACTCAGTCTGTTCGTTATTTCACCAGCAACGCATCAGCAAACTGGACAGTGAACTTCAGAGCCTCTAGCGGTACATCATTGAATACCGCCATGACAACGGGTCAGTCTGTGACTGTGGCTTTCTTGGTGACTCAAGGCGCAACTGCTTACTATAACTCTGTGGTTCAAGTCGATGGCACAACTGTTACTCCTAAATACCAAGGCGGTACAGCGTATGCAGCGGGTAATGCAAGTTCAGTTGATGTCTATATGTACACCATTGTCAAGACGGGTAGTGCGGCGTTTACTGTGTTCACTTCACAGACTAAGTTTGCTTAAGGACAACCATGCCATTAATACAAACTAGAGGTGCGGCATCTGCTCAAGGCTTTGGTGAGTTTGCACAAGCGGCTACTGCTGTTAACTACATTGAGGATGTGTTCAGCACATATCTGTACACGGGTACAGGTGCGGCATTAACGATTACAAACAATATTGACTTGTCTACCAAAGGTGGCTTAGTTTGGATTAAAGGTAGAAGTGGCGCAACTGGTCACCGCTTAACTGATACAGCAAGAGGTGTTACAAAATCTTTAGAATCAAATTCTACTGCCGCAGAAGTAACTGAAAGCACAGGATTAACTGCGTTTGGCACAACTGGATTTACGATTGGCGCTGATACTGACTACAACACATCTGCTGCCACCTACGCCTCATGGACATTCCGCAAGCAGCCTAAGTTTTTCGATATTGTGACGTACAGCGGAAATTCAGTAACGCAAAATGTTGCACATTCATTAGGTAGCGTTCCGGGGTCTATATTTGTTAAGCGCACAGACGGCGTTGGTGATTGGTATGTTTACCATAGGTCATCTCCATCAAGTGGCTATCTTAAACTTAATACAACTGCGGCGGCTGTTACGGCAACGGCACGTTTTGTATTTGGTGACGACACTAACCCTGTTGCGCCCACAAGCACTGTCTTTACTGTGTCTGGTGGTGGAGGGGTAGTCAATAACACAGGCGAAACATACATCGCATATATCTTTGCCCATGACGCAGGAGGCTTTGGCCTGACGGGTACGGACAATGTGATTAGCTGTGGGTCGTTTACTACTGATGGTGGTGGTGGAGCTACTGTTAATCTTGGCTATGAGCCACAATGGATTTTGTTTAAGCGGTCTGACTCAGCAGTTGGAGGCGCTTGGTATATTGTTGACACTATGCGTAACTGGAGTTTTTCCGCAGTTGCTTCTCTTTCTCCAAATACAAGCGCCGCAGAAGATACGGCCGCTTTTATTGCTAACCCAACTGCAACTGGATTTTCTTTTGGTACAGGAACACTTGTAAGTTCTGCCCCATACATCTACATAGCCATACGCCGTGGCCCGATGAAAGTGCCTACGTTGGGTACGAGTGTGTTTAGTCCTATTACTTTTACAGGAAGTAGTGCATCACGTTTAATAACAGGAACTAATTTCCCAGTAGATTTGTTAATGGGTGGTCAAAGAACTGGGACAACAAACCCCGCAGTGGTTGATCGTTTGCGCGGTGCTCCGCAAGCATTTATTACACCTACAACTTCCGCAGAAACAACTAGTAACGGCACAACCCAAGACGTTATTGGTTTTGATTACATGGATGGCTATAAACAAGGCTCCCCATACAATTTAAACATTAACTCAAATACTGCACTCAATGTCCTGTGGTTTTTTAGACGAGCCCCATCGTTTATGGATGTCGTTTGCGGAAATACTTCGGCTTTTATTTTTTCAGGAACGCATAATTTAACTGTAGTCCCTGAAATGATAATTACTAAAGACAGAACAAGTGGATCAAATTGGGCTGTTTATCATAGTGCTTTAGGTGTTACTAAATATTTATATCTTAATGCTACAAATGGCGCTGGAAATGCAAGCCCAAATTGGATTGTTACTTCTACTACTTTTACTGACATAGGCACTTCTGCTGGCTTAACAGATGCAATGGTTGCTTATCTCTTTGCAACCTGCGCTGGTGTATCCAAAGTAGGCTCATACACAGGAACAGGTACTACAAAACAAATTGACTGTGGCTTCACAGCAGGGGCTAGATTTGTACTCATAAAACGCACTGATAGCACTGGTGATTGGTATGTGTGGGATACAGCAAGGGGCATTATTGCTGGCAACGACCCCTACCTGTTGCTTAACAGCGCTGCCGCTGAAGTTACATCAACCGACTACATCGACACCTACAGCGCAGGATTTGAGATTAGTAGCACAGCGCCAGCCGCCATCAACGCAAGTGCTGGCACATTCATCTTCTTGGCTATCGCATAAGGAAACATCATGCAAATCAGAACACAAGACGGGCAAGTAATGTACGAGGCAGAGTTTCGTGCATATATAAAAGCCAATGGTGGCCCTACTTGGG